CACCATAAGCATCTGCACATTTCCATTAAGGAAACCTGTGGCAATGACACCTCACCTTGGTTCGCTTGGTTAGGCGCACCCAAGACGCTAGACAAGGTAAAGGCTAACCTACCTAAACCTTTACCTAAGAAGAAGGAGCAAAAATGAACAAGAAGAAACTAGAAGCAATCGCATCAACATACCTTCGTGCAGCTATCGCTGCAGTTATTGCACTCTACCTTGCTGGAGTCACTGACCCAAAGGCTTTGCTATCAGCAGGACTCGCTGCTGTTGCAGGTCCATTGCTTAAGGCACTCGATCCAAACTGCACAGAGTTTGGTAAGAACTCAACTAAGTAAAGTTTGACTGCGAGGCTATAGGCCCTCGGTTCCTACGGGAATCGGGGGCCTCTTTTTTGTTCCCTAAAAGAACGAAACCCCTACAAGCCGCGAAGTCTGTAGAGGTTCTGTCCAGCACTCAAGCAGGTACTTATGTTTCCCTGCCTTAGTACTTAAAATTTACCAGAGTTTGAGTCATCATTCAAGTGTGTCTTCAGGCGGTGGCAGTTAGCGCATAGCGTCTGCAGGTTGGCAGGGTCGTTGTTCCAACGATCACCGTCAATGTGGTCTACGTCAAGCTGGCTGATGTGTACTGGCTTGAAGTTACAGTGCTCGCAGTAATCCTTTTTGTGGACTGCGTATGGGTACTGGCTCTTGATGATGTTGCGTCGATAGACAGTAAAGCATCTGAATCTACTGGTAGCTGTTGACATCTTTGCATCTCTCAGTTTGATTTTAGTAGGGCCACAGACTGAACATATACCAGTCCTAGACTCTTCGTTAATCTTCGTAAGTCTGTGCTTCATCACGATCCGGAGGGCAGGGAACTTTGACCAAGTTACCGCAGCTGACGCAGGTTCCGTCTAGGAAATACCAGACCAGTTCGTAGTCATCAAAGGACGCCATAACGCTGAAGACCTGAGAGCCACACGGACAGACGTGGATGGGTCCTAAACCCCGCAAATCGCTTCCTGTGACCTCTGGAAGCCATCGTGTAGGGTTCCTGTGCCGCATTCTTGGCAGGGTTGGTAGACGGAGGGAGACGGTAACCTGACGGTTACCTGACTGCGCCCTTGTAGGGCGCCCTGTTTCTTTCTGCTCGCTCACGCTCGCAATTATAGCCAGACAGTTTCTAGTATGTGTCTTACGACACGCCGTGATAGGATGCCCAGTATGGAAGAACTCATCAAGCAAATAGAAGAGGCTGCCTATTATTACCCTGGCCAGTATTTCCAAGACAACACGGCGCACATCTACGGCGAAGGTATGAAAGCTGGAAGAGCACAAGCTCTACGAATCTTACGAGGTGAGGAACCAGATGCCTAGAATCTATTCGGTCAAGATTTTTGGTCAGAGATACAAGATTGATTACAAACATCACGACGAAGATAGTTACGGTGTGACTGACTCACAGATCAATCGCATCAGTATGCGTCACAACCTACCTGAAGATAAGATGATTCACGTGCTGATGCACGAGGTAACGCACGCTGTTATCCACGAGTCCCTGCTTGCACAGCGCAAGAGATTTGATGTGGAGGAAGTCTGCGACTTGGTGGGATACCACATCGTAGATACTTTACAAGACAACCCTGCTTTACTAGAATGGGTGTTCGGAGTTAAGAAAATTACGGAGGAAGAAAATAAATGAAAGAGATAATTGCACTTTGTTTAACTAGCTTTCTACTAGGTTTCGTTGGAGCATACGGTTTCGACACCTGGTTAACTTGGAGAGATGATCGCAAATGGCGATAGAAGACCCAAAGGAATTACTGCTTCACGTACTGCACGCACAAGATGCAAGTCGTGACCGCAGCTTACAGACAGAGGTAGGACCATCAGAGATTGGTGGATGTAAGCGCAAGGTTTGGTACAGACTGAACGCACAGCCTCATACCAATGAGAACCAATCTAAGTTAGCTGCCATTATGGGTACTGCTATTCACGCAGCTATTGAAGAGGCTATTGGTGCACTCGATCCTGAAGGTAAAGAATACTTGGTTGAAACTGAGGTTGCCTACGGTGATATGAAAGCGCACGTGGACTTATTCGTACCCTCTACCGGTGCTGTGATTGACTGGAAGACAAGCAAGATTAAGAACCTTGGTTACTTTCCATCTAAGCAACAGCGCTGGCAGGTACAAGTCTACGGTTATCTACTATCTAAGAATGGCTACGATGTTAAGACAGTTAACCTTGTAGCAATAGCACGTGACGGTGCTGAGAAGGATGTCAAGGTACATACTGAGCCTTACGATGAAGCTATTGCACTAGAAGCTTTTGAATGGTTGGCTAACGTCAAGGCTAGTACAACACTTCCAGAACCTGAAAAGGATCAGTCATTTTGCAAGGACTATTGCCAGTACTACGACGTGACAGAGCAGATGGGTTGCGGTGGTCTGAAGAAAGAACGTATCGTCCTTAGCGAAGTCGTGATTGAGGACGAAGAAGTTGACAAGCACGCACTGCACTACTTACAGTTAGATGGCAAGATTAAAGAGCTGGAAAAAGAACGCGAGACTTTGAAGGCATCTTTAGAAGGAGCAACTGGTACCACAAGAAGCGGTGTAGAAATCAGTTGGACAACTGTGAAAGGTCGTGAGACAGTTGACAGTAAGGAAGTTGAGAAACTTCTAGGGTTCGTACCAAAGGTTATTGGTAACGAATCTGTAAGGCTAAACATCAAACCTATCGGAGGAAAATAAATGGCTGCAAACGAGAACACCAAGTTCCAGATTAACTACAAGTTAGCTGATGGAACTCTTATCAATCTTTATGCTTCAGATGTAAAGGATCTTGAGACAGGTCTAGTCGACCTTGCAATGGTTGCACAGTTGATTAAGTCAACATCTGCTGACCTATCAGGTGGCGCTACTGCTACTGCAGTACAGAACATTCAGGCGCAGTTTGTTGCAACACCAGTTGCTGCACCTGTTGAACAACCTGGTACTAAAAACTGTAAGCACGGACAGATGGCATTCAAGACTGGTACATCTGCACGTGGACCTTGGCAGGGATATATGTGTGCAGCACCTAAGGGTGCGTTAGATAAGTGCGAGACTATCTGGGTTCGTTAATGTATGCGCGAGCCAAGGTTCTATGAGAACCCAAGCTGCGCTGAGATAGGTGGTGACTTGTTCTTTCCTGAAAAGGAAGGACAACCATTTGGCAATGTTGAAATTGCTATGGCAAAGAGAATCTGCTTATCGTGTCCCCATCAAACGGAATGTGCAGAGTGGGGTATTAAAAAAGAAATACACGGTATCTGGGGTGGCCTCACTGAAGGCAACCGCAGGGCAATCCGTAAGGAAAGAAAAATTACATTGAGGGAGGAAGACGTTGCTTGATCTACAACGTGCGTGGGGCACAATCCTCACCAAAGCAACGCCTCTTCCTGATGTATGGAAAGGTTTAGCATCTAAGCAGATTAAGTTCCGCAGGGGACAGGTCTGTATGGTAGCTGCTGCACCTAACGCTGGTAAATCAATGTTTGCTCTTATCTATGCAGTCAAGGCAAAGGTACCTACGCTGTTCTTCTCAGCAGATACTGATACCACAACTGTAATGTTAAGAGCTGCAGCGCACGCTTCTGGACATAACCAAGTGAATGTGGAGCAGAACCTTTCGACTGACTCACACTTTTACGATGGTGCATTTGATAAGTTAAAACATATTAAGTGGGTCTTTGATTCCAGTCCGTCACTCGATGATATCGAGTTGGAGATAAAGGCTTATGTCGAGTTGTATGGCCAAGCCCCTGAGTTGATCATCATAGATAATCTTATGAATGTAGCTGCTGAGACAGACAACGAATGGGCTGGGCTTCGTGCAATTATGATGGAGCTTCACGATATGGCACGTAAGACTGAAGCCTGTGTACTGATACTGCACCACGTCTCTGAGCAATCAGAGTACGGTTCTCCAACAGAGCCACCATCACGACGTGCTATTCACGGTAAGGTCAGTCAATTACCTGCGCTGATTCTTACACTGGGCTATAACCCAACTGTTGGTGAGTTAAAGATTGCACCAGTCAAGAACCGCTTTGGTCCACACGCAGCAGATGGTAAGGACTTTGCTACCTTGTATGTAAATTATGGTGCGTGTCAGATATCAGATGGGGATGCCTATGGCGCTATGCTGGCACGAGATGCACGAGCAGGATACAAGGATGATTACATACCGCAAGATGAGTACGGACACGAGGTAGCTATATGAGCACACTACATCCAAAAGAATGTAACAAGTGTAGGAAGTGGGCGCCTCAATCAACCTGTTCACACGAGGTAGAGTGGGAACTTCAAGAGGATGTTGCTAGGGAAACAAATGGCTAACACAGAAATCCAGTATCTGAAGAATGAGATCAAGCAACTCAAGGCCGATATGGCTAACTTGATTATGGCGTTGATTGAACTGAAAGTATTTAAGATTAAGATTGACGAGAACGGTAACGCTGTCTACGACACAGGTAAAGATGAGCAGTCCCAAGTACAATAAGGCTAAGGGCGCAGCGTTTGAGATCGATGTAATGAAATGGTTTCGTAGTCTGGGAGTTTTAGCAGAGCGCTTGCGCTTAGCTGGCAAGGACGACGAAGGAGATTTAGTATGTGTGATTGCGGGACAAACATACATACTAGAACTCAAGAACACGGCAAGACTAGACCTGCCGGAGTTCTGGAGGCAAGCAGAAGTTGAGGCGCTTAACTACGCTAAGGCTCGTGGTATCGGGGAAGTGCCACTGCATTATGTTGTAGTTAAGCGTCGCAACGCTGGCATAGAGAAGGCTTGGGTGGTCCAAGACTTAACACAATGGTTAAAGGAGAAACAATAATGCCAATTCCAGGCGGAGATATTACAAGCACACAAACGTGGAACGAAGTTCCAGCAGTAACAGAAGAAGCTATCGTTGCAGCAGATGCTGAAGAAGCAGTAGAAGAATACGTACCAGAAGAGGAACTGGATCAAGCGTGATTTGCCAACCTTGTATAGATGCAGGCGAATACAATCGCTTGGATCAGATTAAACTCAGCGAAGCACATCACGACAAATGCGAGGGGTGCGTATGCCAGCACAGGACTGGTCCAGGGTACGTAAGGCGGGAAAGTTCAAAGGGAAAGTAGATGCCAACGACATCCCAATAGATGCCATCGTTAGATACTTTGGCGGTGAAGTAAGAGAAGGTAAGTCAGCTAGTGTCCGGTGCTGCTTACATACAGACAGCAGACGCTCTGCTGTTATCAACACGTACGATAACTTGTACTACTGTCATACCTGCGGTAAAGGTGGGAATGCAGCTAACTTAGTTTGCATACTAGAGAACTTGGAGTTTAACGATGGCCTCAAACGTGCAATCGAAATTGCAGCTGGAAGCGGCGCAGCGATACGCACAACAAATAAGTCCGGAGGCAATCGTCGCGCTAGCAGAACGTGGGATATCTGAAGAGGTAGCGGCTCTCTATATGCTAGGCAGTGTGACTGATCCTATGAACGGTCACGAACTGCACGAGGGTTGGCTATCTATTCCATACATCACCGCGCTTAACCACTGCGTAGGCTTTAAGTTCCGTAGGTTAGATGATGGTAAGCCCAAGTACGGAAGCCCGACAGGGCAGAAGGCACACTTATATAACGTCGTTGACACAACCATCTTGAGTAGACACATCGTGGTTTGTGAAGGCGAGTTAGATACAGTCATAGTCTCAGGAGTACTGGGTATCCCAGCAGTGGGTGTACCTGGAGTGCAAGCGTGGAAGCCACACTTTGCTAAATTACTCAACGGTTATGACAGTGTGTATATCGTAGGTGATAACGACGTGAAAGAAGATGGCTCTAATCCGGGAGCAGAGTTCTCTAAGCGTGTGGCTTCCGAAGTATTAAACGGAGTTATAGTACATTTACCTCCTAATATGGACATAAACGACTACTACTTAGCCTATGGAGCGCAAGCTACACAGACTTTGCTGGTAGGTGAGGGGAATGGATAAGAACGAATGGCTACAGATGGCACAGATTTTGAGTACTTTGGGCTTCGTCATCCTGGAAGTGAACTACCAGAACGAAACACTTCTGATACGCCCCATCCCAACCCGTTAGTAGATCACCTTGCAGTCACAGGCTACCGAGCAGCTGGCGTTAGTACTGATGACCTGACATCCTTCATTGAATCCTTTGCATCCCTGCGTGCTAGTCGTGTGCGTGGTGTAGGAGCAGACCAGTATGCGATAGCACAGGGGCAGAAGTTTGAGTCCTTTACCACATCAGAGACCATCAAGGAACTGATTGAAGAGTTAGCTGATGCTAGTAACTACATAGACTTCCTTGCCATCAAGTTACTTAACTTGCAACACACTATAGATTTGGTGCTACCTGACTGTGACTAACATACATCCATCCATCTTTGACATAGCACCTAGCGTTGCTAACACTGTATACAAACAGTACAAGAACTTTGTCGAGCGTGATGATGTAAAGCAGGAGTGTATGCAGTGGGCGCTAGCCCGTGCTGGATATATCAATGATCAGTTAGGTGAAGAGAACGTCGAGCAACGCAGACACAACGAGCAGAAGATTGCTTGGCAGATGTCAAGGGCAGCAGAGCGTTACTGTCGTAAGGAGAAGGCAACCAAGTCCGGCTATCAGCTAGGTGATGAAGCCTACTACCAGACTGGAATGCTTGGTCAGTTACTACCCTTTGTTATTGCTTCCGTCATAGATGGTACGGTGTTAGAGCAGGCACAAGAGATGATTAGGGATGGGCAACCGAAAGGTTCATCAAGCCCCGCAGAAGGTGGAAACTTGCTGGCTATGCTGATAGATATTAAGAAGTGTTATGAAGAGTTAGAGCAAGAGGATCAGCGTGTACTTGTACTGCGCTACCACGAGAACCTTACTCTTGTACAGATTGGTGAGTTACTAGGCTGTCATCATTCAACCGCAGACCGCAGGGTGAACCACGCTCTGCGTGAACTGAATAAAGAATTGGGTGGGCCTAGCCCGTACCAGTGAACGAGTTAATCCTTTTTGACTTTCTTAAACTTAATCTTTACCCAGACTTAGAGCGTGCACCTGGAATCTATGATGCCTTCGATTGTCAGAGCGCAAAGGCCGGTCACTTCATTGAACTGAAGTGTCGCCAAACCCATTATTCTACGCTACTTATAGAGCAGATGAAGTACCGCAAGCTGATAGAGCAAGCCTATCACCGCGACCTTCTGCCCTTCTACATCAACAGCACACCGCTTGGTATCTACTCCTTTGATCTTACAGAGATGGATGAACCAGAATGGTTCGTGCACGAGATGCCAGCGACCACAGAGTTTGATAACAACAACAAGGTTGATAAGGTAGTTGGTTACCTAGATACAGAAGAGGCGGTAAAGCTATGACATACGAATATGAATGCACCAAGTGCGGTGATAGATACACAATGGAACGCAAGATGACAGACCCAGAAGAGTTCCCGCAGTGCAACCTTTGCCATAAACCTATGAACCGTGTCTGGTCTGCGCCCAGTGTGGTTTTTAACGGGACTGGTTTCTACAGTACGGATTCTAAGAAGTGACATACCCTAATTGGTTTAGACAAATAGCACAGCACAACTTCGAACAGTTCTTACTCCCACTAGCAGGTAAAGATGATTTGAAGTTCTTACAGCTTGGTGTATTTACTGGAGATGCCAGCGTATGGCTATGTACCAATGTTCTTACGGGTAAAGGTAGTTACCTTACTGATGTTGATACGTGGGAAGGTGCAGCTAATGAGCCTGTCCAAGAACAGATGGACTTTGATGATGTCTATGCTACATACAGTAGCAAGGTAAAAGACTTACCAGTTACTCCAGTTACTATGAGAAGTGATGAGTACCTTCTGCGAGTAAGAAGTGTATTTCTAGAATCGTATGACTTTATTTATGTGGACGCACACCATACAAGTGCCTCTGCTTTCTTAGACTCCGAGCTATCGTGGCCTCTCTTAAAACCGCAAGGTATCCTGGCTATTGACGATTACGAATGGCTACACCCTGACGGCGTTGATATACACGCACCTAAGATTGGTATTCATATGTTCCTTGATCGCCACGAAGGTGAGTACGAAGAACTCATACGCAACCAGCAGTTATGGATTAGAAAGAAGTAAACCCCACCGGAAAATGAACAAAACGGTGGGGCCTACTTAGAGGAGGGCAGTTCAGACTATATCACAGATATTGCCAATGACCCACTCAACTACTGGTACTGCAACTGCGTTGCCCATCTGCTTATACCTACTGCTATCTGACTGACCAGCTGTCCAATCATCAGGGAATCCCTGCAATCGTTCACACTCTACTGGTGTTAAGCGGCGAACAGTTGACTTGTTAATGACTCCCGTTGACTGCTTAGTCCCTGATCGTAAAGTGTGATGGGTGTCAGAGATACTGTCATTAAACTCATCATAAGCTACAGCCATACCTGCTCCTCCTGCTCTTAGTGTTGGTGATACTTCTTCACTTGGTTGGGCATCAAGTCCTTGAGTATGGCTAAAGATAGTAGCAACCATAGGCATATTGTTTCCTCCCGTTCCCATCCTTGCTTGAAGTGTATTGATTACCTGTCCTTGTAGCCTTACATCATCTACTCGATTACCATAAAAGATAAAGAGTGTCTGATCATTCGCTGTTGCCAGCGTCAAGCTCCTGTCTTCGCTCATCAATGGTCCCTTGCCCCCCCCTGGTTTGCCTTCTCGCATACGCATTACTAATACAGTGGTGCGTACATCTCCATTATCAAATGCGTTCAATGTCGGTGCCACCCCCCCCTGAATCCACGTTTCGTAATCTTCATCATTTTGTGCACGCCTACTCTTTGTGAACCACAAGTTTGTTCTCTGCAACATACTGGTTGCCCACTCCCTTATAGTCTCGTGCTTGTAATGTGTTTACTTTGTCTGCGTAGACAACAACGTGGCCGTTGTTAGCGTCTTGATTAACCACAGTTCCGTGATGATATAACTCTGCTGGTAGGCAGTTAGCTACATCTTTTCCGCTGCCGAGGACTGGTCCTCCAATGCTTTCTGTAGCGGTTCGGGCAAAGTCTTGCCCCTCTTGTTTGCTCGACGTAGAATCCCGTCGCACGCCTTGCTGCTTAAATAGTATTTCTCCGGCGCTTCCGCTTGAAGCACGTCGGCAAGCGATGAAGACACGCTTGCGCCGTTGGGGTACTCCGAAGTACTGAGCATCAAGCACGCGCCAGGCGACAGAATACCCGAGGTCTGCCATCGTCCCGAGTACGACAGCAAAGTCTGCTCCGTTGTTAGAGGATAAGAGACCAGGTACATTTTCGAGGATTGCGTACTCTGTTTGCGTTTCTTCCACAATTCTTGCAATCTCCCAGAATAACCCGCTTCGTGCGCCAGCAAGACCAGCTCTTTTGCCAGCGACTGACAGATCTTGACAGGGAAATCCTCCTGTAATAATTCCTCTGCTTGGTTCAAATCCTGCTCCAATTAAATCACTCCCCTTTACTGTAGTTACATCATCAAATAGTTTGCTGTTAGGAAA